AGACGATGACGCGACCGCCGGGCTTGACGAGCCCCGACATGCTGGCCAGGGTCGTGATGAACACGTAGATGCCGCCGGCCACTCGGTCAGCCGCCCTGTCCATCGAACGGTTGGCCGCCCAGGCCATGACGGCGACACCGCCTCCGTCGATGATCAAAGCGTCGTACGTGTAGGGTCCCTCCGACTTCGGGCGGTTGGGATCGGGGCTCATCATGTCGAACGGGTCGGTCATCCTTGTCCTCTCAGGATTTGTTCAGAATGCATCGTAATCCGGGGCAGCCTCCATGGGCACCTCCGTAGAGTCGTCACCCATCATCTTGAGCAGCTCGTCTTCGCTGATGATGGGGATACCCAGCTCTCGAGCCCTCTTGAGCTTTGAGGTACCTTCGTTGGGTATGTTGCAGACGAGGTGCGTCACCTTCCTGCTGACCGACGACTTGGCGATCCCGCCCGCGGAGACGATGCGGGCCTCCATCTCAGGCCTGGAGCAGCTCTTCAATGCCAGTGTGATGCAGAACGTCTTGCCGGTCAGCGGACCCTCAGACGGAGCAGAGACAGCAACCCGATCAAGCAGCGGGCCGACGGTCTCGTGCCAACGCGTGTCTACGAACGAGGCGATCCTGGTGGCCCTCTCCTCGCCGATTCCATGCACCTCCATCAGGTCCTCGACCGACGCATCGCGCAATGAATCAGGATCAGGGAACCTCTGGGCAATGTCGGTCATGACCGACCGGGCGCAGCCTGGGATGCCGACACTTCCGAGGAGCTGGCCCCACGTGAGTGACGAATGAGACTGGATCTCCACGACCAGATTGGCCGCTACGGATTCACCGATCCGGTGTCCACCAGGGCCGACAGCCTCAGCGAGATCATCGACCGTCAGATCGTACAGGTTGGCGGGGATCGTCACTCCCAGAGCCATGACCGCCGTCAGGACGCCTGGACCGAGCCCCTTGATGCCAATCTCCGTGGTGAACTTGCGCATCAGACCCATAGTCGTGCCAGGGCAGTCAGATGGGTCCGCTGAGCAGCGAATGATCGACCCCTCCTGGATCGCCGACGAACCGCAGCTCGGGCAGATCATGGACGGCGTCCAAGAGATGTCAGCCTTCGTCACGACGGATTCGACGTGAGGGATGACGTCACCACGGCGGCTGACCAGAACACGCGCCCCGACACCTAGGCCGTCGAGACGTTCCTTGACCAGCTCGAAGTTGTGGACAGTCGCCCTGGTGACACTGGCGTGGACCAGCTCGATCGGATCGAACTCGATGACCGGTGCGATGACACCTGTACGGCCGAGCTGCTCGACGACACGTCGGACCGTGGTCACGGCTGAGCTGGGACTGAACTTGAGCTTGAACTTCTCCCCACTGGTTCTGCGCCAGACGATCCCATCGAGCTGGTACTTCCAATTGGGCCGGTTTGCCTCCGCCTCCATGACCTTGCGCCAGGCGTCGGCGGCGTTCACGACGTTCACGATGATCGGGTCGAACTGATCGTGCGGGGACGTGGAGACAGGGGCCTTGATCCTCAACCAGCTGAGGTAGTCCGGCTGCCACTTCGTCATGCCGATGTGGACCCTGGTACCACGGCCGTACCATGCACAGTCGATCGCCCTGAATCTCAGGAGTCGTAGCAACTGCGTTCGAGCGTTCTTTCGGCGGATCATCGCGACTGCGTTCCGCGGGCTCTTGTACTCACGGTCACCGAGCCTGTTCAGCTCGACCAGGTTGTTGTACGAGATGACCAGCTCACCGGTCACTGACACGCTGATCGTGTCGCGGGTCGGACGACGGATCGACTGAGGGACCGCCCCGACGCGCCTCACGTTGGCGAAGACATCCTCGCCCTTCGTGCCGTCACCCCTCAAGATCGCCTGTGTCAGGATCAGAGGACCGGCCTCCATGGCATCGGGGTCAGGATCAGAGTACACCAGCTCAACAGCCAGACCGTCTAGCTTCAACGAGGCTGTACCCATGTCCTGAGGTGTCAGGCCGAGCTTCTTGACCCTCTCCAACCACTCGTTCGAGTTGCGGATGGCATCAGGGATACCACTCATCTGGCGGAGATGTTCCGAGACCTTCCACGGGGTTCCTTCAGGGGGTCCGGTCAACGTGCTGACGTCCAGACCGTACTGGCGACCCTCCTCGGCCAACGCGTCGTACTCATCGTCAGTCAGCCCGGAATCACCGTCGTCGTAATAACGACGGTTGGCTTCCAGGAGACGGGCGCGCACCTCCTCCTTAGCGTTGCTCATCATGTAGGTATCTTACACCTCTACGACAGCTCGGGGCATCCCCGCTAGTGCGTGGTGGTACGCGTGGGAACGGACTGGTTTCGACGCATCAGCTCTTCGTATCGAGCTGGATCTCGAATGTCGCGGATCCACCTGTTGATGTAGGCCCATCCGATCCAGCAGGCCATGAGCATGTCCTTGTACTGGCTACGGCCCGAGTGCTTCAGCTCGTAGATGAGCTCCTCGGCCAGCTCCCGCTGCTTGGCGTCACCACCGGCACGGATGATCACCTTGCCGCTCTCCCACCAGGACGCCATGCCGGGGATGCCGTCGATCAAGTCGTGCTTCTCGGTACCGGTCTGATGGGGGGTCATCGGGATGCTTCCCCAATGCTCCTCGATGCCGTACTGGAACAACGTGCCCGCACCATTGCTCTCGACCGGCATAGCCAACTGACCGGGAACCTCCAAGCCGTTGATCGGCATGACATGGTCACGCCACACCTCGTACATCCATTGACGGTACGCGGAGTTGCTGTTCTTGCCCCGGGCTCGATCGATGAAGAAGATGTCGAGCTTGTCGTCCCAGGTCAGGCCCATTCCGAGACCTGCCATCCAGGCGGTCTTCTGCTCGTTCGGCTTGGCTCTCGCCCACGCCGGGTCCCACGGGTTGACGATCACCTGGTACGGGCCCAAGTCGCCAGGTACCCGCTTGAACATCGGGTCAGCCATCTCTGCCATCCTGACGGCCTCATCACCTGTCAGGCTACACGAGATGATGCTCCATGGCAGCAGGCGTCTGGCAGCTGTATCCAATGGCGCCAGGTCATCGCGATGGCTGCGGTCGAGCCAGTCCTGCTGGAACCACGACGTTGAGTCGTCGTGTGGCTCCTGCTGGAACTCCGACTGCCAGGCCCAGTGTCCGATACGCTTCCTGATGGCATCTAGGGCGGCGGGGGTGAATCGGGCACCCCAGAACGAGCACGGCTTGATCGCCTCGGTCACCCTCGAGCATACCGGACAATCGAACGGCCCAGGATCCGACGCGGGCATGCCGCAGGTCGAGCACCCGACGCGATCCTCGAGAGCACGGATGGTTGTCCGCTCGAACGTTCCGCCCATGGACTTCGTCATCGCCCGCCAGAGCAATGCCATCTCACCAAGCACGGTCCCGTGAAACAGATAGAGCGCCTGCGGGGCACACGCCGGAACAACCTTCGAGTCCCACCAACCCCACAGCTTGCGAGCCTGATCAGGAGTCGTCAGGTACTTCTCCTCGTCCGAATCGTCGGAGATGACGACATCAGGTCGATACTGACGGTTCTTCACGCCACGCATCGACTGCATGGCACCTCGGGCGACCAGACGAGAACCGTTGGCGAGTACGAAGTCATCCTGAGACCACTTGCGTCGATCCTGCCTGGACGCGTCCTGTGGACCGAAATCGGATCTCAGGAGTTCGTTCTCCTCGAACTCGGTCTTGATCTCCACAGCTCGTTCGATGACCTGAGTGATCGTGTTCGACAGGATCAAGAGGCATCGACTACGTTTGGTAGCCAGCAACCACTCACTGGTGATCTCAGCCAGCCACGTGGACTTGGCACCACCTCGAGGGATCGCGGACACCATACCGTCTGCACGGTTGATACCATTCTCCAGGATCAAGTCACTGTTGACGATCCGCCTGACCATCTCCACGATCAGATAGTGGACGTACGACGAGGGCATCTTGCGTTCGATGAACACCCAAGGACCGGGCGCGCCACAGGTCGGACAGAAGATCATCGTTCGGTGAGGAACGTTGCTCTGGCAGTTCATGCAGACCGGATCGGTAGACACGAACTTGTGCGACATGTACCTGTGGCCGAACACCCAGGGGTCGTCGAACGCGGTCAACCTATCGAGCAGGTCAGACGCCTCGTCCAACGCCTGAAGACCATCCTCACTGATCGTTCCGGCCTCGGCCATAGAGATCAGCTCGTTCACCGCGATGCGCACATCACCAGGCTCATCGAGGTTCAGGAGCTCGGCCAGGAGCTCCATCGTGGTCCGGCGAAGCTTCGGGTCTCCGCCCCTGTTGTAACCCTGAGACATGTCGTATCAGAAGTTGTTGGCGACGGTGTCACCGGCATGCGAGGTGATGGTGCCGCCGGTCCTGTTGCAGAAGATGCCCTGACCGCCACCGGCGCCACTCGTGTGGATGTCCGACGCGCCACCGCCGCCCGTGTACCTGGAGTTGTTGCCACAGAAGACATTGCCGGACCCGCCGGTCAGCAGGACGATCGCATGGTCGGTGACCGCAACCC